TTGTAGAATTTCCCTCCCTCATTGGTTAGTTCCCAAAGAACATCTTTCACCATACCAAAGCTGACTTCTTTTCGGCTGATCTTATCAAATACGTCTCCGGCACTGACAACTTTATTTTCAAGAATGGTAAACCGTTTCGCCAGCTCATCAACTAACGGAATGCCTGCTTCTGTGAACTGTCTAAGTTCTTGTCCGCGAAGAAACGCCGCACTACGTACCTGCCCGTATGCCAATATGATACGTCCCATATCAACACCGACACCCGCGGAAATATCAGCAAGCCGCTTTGTCGTATCGTAAAGCTCTTCATAAGGGATGCTGTATGCAGAGAGTTGTTTTGCGTATGATGCCAGCTCCTTAAACTGGAACGGGGAAGCAACTGCCAGCTCTTTAATGCGGTTGAATATCGTTTCAGCTTTCATGCTATCCCCAATAATAGAGGTAAGTGCGATGCGTTGCTTTTGGAACTCTCCACCAATGGTATATAATCCTCTTATGAAGCGTTCTGCCGCATAAATGGAATACACATTGGCTATTTGGTTTCTTAGCTCTCCGGCTATTCGAGATTGAGAGGACATGGTTGTGTTCGACCTCTTCATTGCGGCATTGTGTATGTCTGCGGCTTTTGCAGCTTGCAGACGGGCGTTTCTAAGCTGCTCAAGGGCCTTTTGAGAGTTGGCGTAAGCGTCGGCACGCATTATTTGAGAAACACCCCTCATGGCTCTTAATTCGCTTGTATTCACACCTTGCCCTTTAAAGGTTTCTGTAAGCTTCTTGATACTCTCACTATCCACCTCAAGCTTCACCTTGTACGTCTTGTTTTTCAGCAAGGAATCTACTTTATCCTCAATCTCTTTTACATCAACCTTCAATCCTACTTTCGCGCTGACGGTTGCGTGCATGTTGACGAGCTTTTTTTTGATAGCTTCGTATTCTTGTGGTGTATAGTCTTTCAGGTGAATCCCAAAATTCAAATTTCCGAGGTCTGCCATGTCGATTGTTATTTTGTGTCCTTTTTAATAGCGTTAACGCCGTTTACTATAAAATCATTAAGAGATATTCTTTGTCCTTTAGCTTCCTGCTCTTTCCTTTTTGCCTCCCATTTTCTTGTCAGCTCTTTCATCTCTTTGGAAGTGTGCATTCCCTTGTCTGTCTTATCGTCATTATTGTACACTACAATAGGAGCATCACATATAAGAAGCTCATACAGAGCATTGGTAAGCACCCAGTCCATGTACCAGTTAGGGATATTCACCATTCCCCAAAAGAGAACGAGAGGGCGGGTTAATTCGGGATGTTTTTCTCCGTTTGCAAAGGCTGCTCCTGCCGAAGTTCTTGAAGGATACGATCTGCTTCCTTTCTCGTCATCGTCATCACTGTGTCCTTCATTCCTGTCAAGAACATGGTAATGTTCAAGTATTGAAGTCTCTGAAATTCCACTTTTTTTTTACCAAGGGCAACGACACTTGTCAGTTCTTGGTCTGTATATTTCTTCCACAGAATGCGCCAATGTATCCAATGGAAAAGCCTTATTTTCCACCAGTTATTCAGGATTATAAGGGACGCACATCGGGCTGTCACCTCATCGTCTTGTTTGCATGATATAAAGGTGTGCGTCAGCTTTCTTATTGTTCCCCGGTGAAGCCACTTTATTCCAATCTCCTTTTCGCGAAGAGATACATAGTCTGTGCTGTTCTCAAGCACTTCATCAAGTCTTTCCTGTTCTACCGAAGTAGGTTGAGTTATCGTTTTGTCGTTCATAATGTTTTGAGGTGTAAAAAGAAAAGGCGGCGGCATAAAGCTCACCGCCATTAATATTAGGTACCAGTACCAGCCTGTGTAACTTCTACTGCTGCCGCTTTGCTTGCGGTAGAAATGTTCACAATGGCAGTTCTGACAGATGCTCCATTATTTGCATCAACCTTGACCGTTACCACTTTGCCGCTTACGGAAGTCTTGCACCATGTTTCTGTTGATGAAGCAGATACTGGGCTTTCTTCTGTTGTAGCTGTAATGGTCTTCCCTGTATTATCAGCGCTGCTGACGAAAGACAGGGAAGTAGGAGCTACGGTCAGGAGGCTTTTTTTGTTAAGAACGCGATATTGTCGTCAGAAGCAGCAGTGGACGCTGCACCGTCTTCAATTTCAATCGTTCCACTAAGCGCAAATGCAAACGGAGTGGTGGATGCGTTCTCGAACAACGGGCGTGCGTAGATAGCCATTTTCTTAACCAATATACACTTCTCTCCGTCTTCGCTCAACAACGCAAAGCCTGCATTAATCTTCTTGCTGTTCAGAGTTACGGATATTCCGGAATACTCTTGTCCGTTTACGGAAGCAGTTGCTACCTTGTTGGCTTCTCCGAGGAAGAAGCTAACCAAATCCTCGCTTATACTCGGTACGGTAGCCGCAAATGTAATGTCACCTGCTGTACTTGTTACAGCCCAGTCCGCTTGAAGCCCATGTACCTTTGTACGGTTCAACGTGGGTTCTGCTTGGGACAGGTTCAGGGAATCCACAGTAACGGGCAAGTCAAAATCCGGCTCCACTGTTGCAAAGTCAGTAATACCACCCTTTACCAGCATGATAGAAGAAAGACCGCTAAACACTTCTTTCAACTCTTGTTTTGATTTCATTGCCATAATAAAAAGTTTTAATTGTTTATTTTATGTTTATTTTATCACAAGGTCAGCCCTTATCAATGTAGCGCTGAACCCTAATCCGTCATTACCTTTCAATGTCAGCTTTGGGTTAGAGACGGTGATGACACTGTCGCTAATCGGGAACAAGGAAAGGACTTTCCCGACAAGGGCGTCCATTACATTTAAATCTTCAACGCCGCTTTTCTTTAATCTCACGTAGACCTCTACGGTACAGTATGTTTGTACGTTTCCGAAACCGCATCCGTAAGTCGAGGAAGTCAATTGTCCCGGTAGTGATACTACTATGAAATTATCCATTTGCTTAGGAACGGCAGCGGGTCGGTCATTAGTGAACACGTTATCACTAACTGCAGCTGCTGCATTAAACAATGATTTAAGCGCGTCTTTGTATTTAAAATCCTGCTCGTATCCCATAACTTACATCGGTTTAAATGTCATCTTAGCTATGCTCTCTGCGTAATCGTATGTGTCGGAAAGCACATTCAGTCCTTTCTTGGATTCCAAATAGTTGGAATATTCAGTACCTGTGCACATTACCAACCCTATTACATCACGAGGGGACCTATAATTCTTGAGGAAATTTACAGATGTGGTTAATCCGTATTCTCCGTTGGTATCAATCAGATTGTACTTTTTTATAGGTATAAGCCTTCCGTTTTCATAGCTTCTTACCATTATCACTCCAAGTCCATCCCCTCTGCTCAATTTAGGGCGGGTAGCGTTCTTTAATCCTTGTGTGACAACAGCGGTTATTATTCGGGAAAGCCCGCCTCTATAATAAATTCCGACAGCTAATGAAGTTAACGTATTTCCGGTTACATTATGGTATTGTGCTGATACTACTCCGTCATGCAGAAGCTTAATGGCGATCTCCGTTATCCTATCCAACATATAGCTGTCAATAACAGAATTAATCTTCTTCTTCGCATCCTCTAAGACTTTAGTATTATCTTCCATACCTTAATTTTTAGCCAGATTGAAATACAACGTTGTTCCCATTTCCGTAGGATAGCAATCAGTTACAACACACGCTTCAAAGGTTCCGCCGTAGTCGGTAACGTCAACAAGGTCTCCCGCGATAATACCCTTCACAAGTCCGGGAATATCTATGGCGTAATCGCTTTTTATAACGTTGCTTTTCGTAAATGTTCTCAAAGAGGAGCTTCCATACTTGTTGCATTCTCCCTCATACAGAACTGTTTCCGATCCATTTTCAAACGAGGTTTCCCCCGAAATACGATACGCCTTGCATGTATGCGGAAAACGTGGATTGTTTACTTTCATAGAGGCCACCTTTTGTTCATGTTCATACCCAAGTTGACAATCTTAATAGACGATTTCTTAACATTCTCTCCATACAAAGCATATATGTCATTAGCCATTTGCCGTAAATTGCGCTTGTCATAAGCGGAACTCTCTGTACCGCCTTCTTTATGTTTCCAAACGCCATTGGCATCCTCTACACTCCCCGTTACACTCGGAGTGCTCGCGCACCACATATAGAGATCTGCCCGGCATAAGTCCTTGAGACGCTTTTCGATTGTAGTTACATCAGAACCGGAGGTGATGCCTCTGTCAATCAATATCGTATTGATTGCGTTGTCTGTAACCTCGAAGCCGACACAGCCACGAAGATATTCTTCAATGGTTGTGCCGGTAGTTGTATTTAGAGAATCTTTCATGGTTATTTACCCTTTATGTTCAAGTAGTAGAACCAACGAACCTTGTTAGGAACAACCAATCCGGTTACTTCCGATTTGATAGTCTGCGTCATGGTTTCGTCGTTGAATACTTGGCGAATCAGAGTACGGCCGCCGTCATACAATGCTGTACGTGCACCCGGAGTTTCCATGAAGATAGGACGTCCGCATTGTACGTCTCCCAAATCTTCGTTCGGGACATACGCCATAACTCCTTCCTCAAAGTTCTGCAAGGTCTTGTAGTTGATTTTCTGCGTATCCTTGTCGTAGCTTTCTACTACGGAGATAGAATCAATTACTCTGATTTCGGCACCGATACGAGTTTCGATAAACGCCTTGATTGCTTCGTCAGGAACGAGATTTGCAAAAGCAAGCTGCATGTCTTTGTCGGAAATGTCCGGACGGTTGGCGACTGTGC